CGCCGTATCGTTTGGCGGAATCATGCTGATATTGATTGCGGGCGATTGATCGCCGCTGCCGTCGCTTAGGGCCGATACCGACGACAAAGTTCCAAACGACGCATCAATACCGCTGTAAGTAGAACCGCCAAATGCAACGACGCCGCTGCCGTCGAGCAGGCGGATCGGCGCGCCGGGGAGCAGGATTTCAACCGCGCCAAAAACCAGAACTCGGTCACCGGCTAGGGCCGTGTCGAACCCAGCGGATAGGCTCGTCATGCGGATTCGGCGATTGAAAAGCTGACAGGAACGTAAGCGTCTAGGTCGTGATCCCAAGCCATTTCCTGCCCGGCAATCAAGCCTTCAATGACCGGCGACGAAAAATTGCATGGCGAATTGTCTGCTGGTGAAGTGCGCAAAGCCGGGAAGATCGACAGTGCCGCAACGCCGCCGCCCGATGCCGTAACTGCCGCCGTCACCATGTGCAGATAACGCCGACCGCCGGTTAGGATGCTAAAAAACTGGCCAGCCTGGACGGGATAAGATGCGGCAAATGCGTCCACATTTAACGTGGTGCCGGTTTGTGATGCGCCGTTGACCAGCACAGACCCCGGCGTCCCAATCGTCAGGCCCGGTTGTGGCCACGGGTAGGACGCGCCCGCCGATCGCGCCAGCAACAGCGGCACCAGCAACGAGCGCAAGGTCGCGCCCTCTTTGGTGTTTGGAAACTCCACGTCGAGCGCCCAGCGTGAGCCGAGCCGATCAAGCCGCTGTGACACGCCGCCGCCTGGCGGTGTCTGCGTCAGGCCGAAGTCAATGAAACGCGGGGTTGCCTTGGCATAGCCACGCAGCACCGGGATCGCCACAGCAGGCATTACAGCGACCTCCTTGCCGAGCGCGCACGCTGTGCTGCCGCCATCTGTGCGCCGCCCATAGCGCCCGCCTGCGCGGCCCGCTGGCCGGTCGCATCGATGCGACGATAAAGTTCTTCGGTCATGATCGTGCCGCGAAAATCGTTATAGGTGTCGCCGCCGCCGCCGCCGTTTCCGCCGGTCAGAATGCGCGGGGTTTTCTGCATCGGGATGACGCGCGCTTGGCCATTGCCGACGATCAGTTCAGGGCCGTTTTCACCAACGATGCTAACCCGTCCCGATGGTGGAACGCCGCCTTCCGCAAAGCCGAGCAGCTTGGTCACGCCCGATAGAGACGCGCCAAAACTAACGCCCTTGGCGCCGCCGCTCATCAGGTCAAGCAGGCCGCTCGCAATGATAGCCTCCGCAGCGCGTTGGAATGTCCTGATCAGGACATCGCCAAGGTTCCCGCCGCTGACAATGGCTTGCGCGAGACCTTGGGAAAGGTCTTGCATCAGGTCGCTGGCAAGCAGCCGCGCGGCGTCTAGGCCCTGCGACAGATCGGGCAAGGCGGCGATCATCTCGTCAAGGTTGTCGGTGCTGAACGCCTCTTTTAGCGTTTCAAGCAGAGGCTCGGCCCCTACCTGGGAAACGAGTTTCGCTGTCTCGGCTAGGCTGGCGTTAAACTCGGTCGACATGCCGATCGGCGTGTCGCGGAGATAGGCGGCACGATCGACGGGCTTGGGGCCACGCGCGGTTTTCTTGGTTCCGACAACCGCATCAACCTCAACATCGGGCGCCTGCGGTGGCAACGCGGCGCGTATCGGAAACGTGGCGTTAAGAAAATTCGCCATCGATTCAGCTTTGAACGCTTTGGCGTCAGCAACTGCCGGCGCCCCCCGGCCAGCCATTTTTGTTAGATTTCTTGTGGCATAATCCAACTGGCCCTTTGGCGTCCCGACTGCCGCCAGTTCGTCGCCAGACATTGTAAAAAGGCTGACAGCATCGCCGCGCGTAGTCAGCAACTTGATTGCCCGCATCTGGTTAACTAGGCCAGAAATCCCAGAAATGGCATTCGCTGCCGCGCTACCCAGCGCCAGGATGGCGTCGGCATTTTCGCCGATCGCTGCCGCAAGCTGCGTCGTAATGACTTGCTTAACCGCCGCGCCTTTGTCGGCCAGCATGTCCAGCTTGTTGATTGTTTCGTTAGACAGGATTAGCCCGGCGCGTTCCGCTGCGTCGGCAAACGCATTCAGCCCCGCAGAGCCGCCCTCCAAAATCGGGATAATGGCCTGCCCGCCCTTGCCAAAGATCGCCACCGCGTCCGCAGCCTGCCGCGCAGGGTCCGGTATCTTGGCAATGCCATCGGCAATTTTGCCAAAGATCGCCGCGCTATCCGCATTGGCCAGGTCTTTAGTCGTGACGCCGACATTGGCAAAGGCAGCAACAGCATCTTTGCTGCCCTCGCGTGCTTTGCCCAGATTGATCGTAAACTTGCCGATCGCCTTGTCGGCCTGTTCAACGCTGGCACCCGATTGCGTCGCGGCGAAACGGTATTCCTGCAAAAACTTGGTGGTGATGCCAAGCTGCTGCGCAGTTTCGCCCAGGCTTGATGCGTATTCGACCGATCCGGCGATCGCGTCTTTGATACCGCTGCCGACGAAATAGCCGACCGCCAGGCCAATGCCGCTTTTCAACGACGCGCCGATCGACTTGCCTATGGTTGCAACCCGCTTGTCTAGATCAAGCAGCGACCGCTCACTTTTGCGCGAAAAGTCGTCAACGCTGTCAGCACCGCGCGCCAGTTCGCGGCGTAGGATTTCCGTCGACGCATCGATCGACAACAGCAGTTGTGCAACGTCAGTGGTCCTGGATGCCATCGCCACCTCCATAAAAAAGCCCGCCGGTTAAGGCGGGTGGATGCCATTCGGCGCTAGGTTTCATTTGACTTAGCTGCCCGGCGTTCCAGATATTCGTAACAAGTCCAGAACTCGTGCGGCGTTGCCTGCCAAAACTGATCGGCAGACCAGCCCATTTCGCCCATCGCAACCGATGCCAGGCGACGGAACAATGGCCGTTCGTCTAGGTCTTCGTCTCCGTCGCCTTGCGCTCCCCCGATGGGGTATAGGCTCCCGATGCGGCACCAGATAGGACGGCGCCTATAATGGCCCCGATCTGATAAGAGCCGGCGTCGAATATCAGACCGCCAACGCCCGCCACGTTAAACGCTGCCATTGCGTGATCTTCGGTGGCGCGGCCATGCGCCTTGATCAACTCGGTCGCGACGATCGCCGTCTTGGCCAGCGGCATCGTGAACGACAGACCCGCTTGAGCCAGGCTTACAAGCGTGTCGTCAGTCAACCGCTCAATCTCAACAATGGCTTCGTATGAAGGGCGCAGCGTATACGCCACGCCCTCCAATTCGATCGTCACCTCGCCGCGTAAAGCGTTCGCGGGTTTAGTTGTCATCTTACGACAGCAGATCGATGGTCGGAGCCGATGCCAGCGCCAGCTTGAGCGTGTATTTTACCGGCTCATTTTGGGCATAGGTGGGGCTGAAATCCACGATATGGCAAAGACCTTCAAAGATAGAATCGCCGGTCACGCCAGCAGCGCCATTCTTGCGAATCTGAAACTTCCAAGGCACCTGAGCCTTATATTTCGTATCGACAAAGGTAAAGCCCGCCGCATCGGGAAGATCGGCGACGCCGGAAAGATCAACCTGGTAATTGAAGTTGCCCGCTGCCGACGTGAGGTACGGAGTGTCGTCTTTGGTGCTGGTATCAATCGTGCTGGCACTGCGCGGCGTACTCATCGATTGCTGACCTTTGATGATCGCGTAAGTTCCAGGAACGGCGGTTTCCACCCAAAGGCGGTATGCATTGCCGAGCAGTTTTGCCATGATGGCCTCCATAAAAAAGCCCGCCGGTTAGGGCGGGCTGGTTGGGTGAAATTGCCGAAAAATCAGTCAGCAGGCTGGGCGAATACCAAAAAGCGTTGTTCGCCAATTAGGGCCAGGCCGTCGTCGCCAAGGCGATCATCAGACCCAAGAAAAACAGGGCGGGACAGTACCGCGCCGGTAAACGTGAGAGAGACATTTTCAAGCGCCGTTTGAATTTCTAACATCAACGCAAACAACGACTTTTTTGATGCGCCCGAAACGATCGAAGCAATGCGGACCTCAAACCGTTCAAGCCCTTCGACTTCAACAGTTCCAACCGCATCGGCAATAATCACAACCGGCGGCTGCGTTCCCTCTGGCGCGATCGCGTAAACGGTGGCGAGCGTTACACCCGCAGCGAGGCGCGCATAGACCGCCGTATGGACAGCATCGGACAGGCTAATCATTGCCGCCGGCTCCCCTTGATGCGTGGGCTAAAACTTTTTCAAAGGCAAGTTTAAGTCTGCCGCGCATCGTTTCGCGGATCGACTTGTTCGGCGCAAAGATGGTCCGATGCGGTAAGATGCGCGGGACTCGCATTGTGTAGGTTGCCGAAATCACGCTGCGTTTTCGACGGTCAAAGAAACTGCGCTCAACGCCGCTGCTATCCGTGTAGGTCTTGGCCACACGGCGCTTGATTTGCACGTCTTGCGCCTTGCGACCGAACTCAAGGATGCGAGCGTAAAACAGGTGGCGGTTGAGTTTCTTACCGAGCAGGCCAACGCGCAACCGCAGCGTGTTGGGATAAACCTTGTATGATAGCGCGCCCCTGAGAGCGCCGGTTTTTACTGGCGTTTTTGCCTTCATCGCCGCCAGAAGATCGCGCCCGCCCGCCGTAAGGATATCCGTGATTTCCTCACGCATTGCTGGCTCAATCGCCTTAAACAAACGCTTGACCGTGCGCGCGCCTTGAACCCGGCTCACTCAGGCAGTCCGCCAGCATCAGCAAAGGCCACGGTCCACGTCTTGCGGCCATCGGGATCGGCGGCGCTCCGAATATTCATCACGGTGCTGCCCCACGTCAGCCTGTCTTCCGGCTGAATGCCCAGGCCATGCCGCACGGTCACGCGATAACCTTGGACGCCTAGCAGCGCGACATCGGTCAGCGTTTCCTTGCCGCCAGTTGGCAACACGCTCGCCCAGACGGTGGCCAGCGTTGCCCATGACCGAGTAAAGCCGCCGGCACCGTCACTGGTCATCGTGACCCGCTCAATTTTCACGCGCTCGCAAAGATCGCCGGCTCGAATATTCACGCGATGAAACTGCTGCGCAAAAGGGCGATAAGGCGATTATAGCCTAGCGGTATTTCATTGACGGTTTCGCCAATGCTGATCGGCTCTCTGTTTTGGTGCCAATGCGCTACTAGCATAATCACCGCCAAGCGCGCCATTTCGGGCAATGGATTCAACCCGCCAGTTGCCGTAATCGTAATAATCGGATCGTCGCCCAGCGCCGGCCAGTCAGACAATGCAGCCGGGCGGATTAGCGTATCGGTGCCAATGCCTGGCCGCGCGACGAAACCCGTCCATGCAACAGTTGCACCGGCTGCGTTGGTGTATGTAATGCTCGTTATCGACGAGACTATTGACGCAATGGTGATGGCGGTTGCGGGCCATGCCTCAAGTGTGCCGGTGAGTGTGCGGCTTCCAAGGCTTTGCCCGATATCTGTCTCTACCATTTCTCGCGCGGCAATCAAGTCGCCAAAGATCAGCGCGTCTTCAGTTGTGTCATCAATGCGCAGTTGCGCCTTAACGTGGCCAAGCGTCACCGGCTCAACGGTTGGCTGTGCAGTCGGCGCCAAAAAAAGTCTCATATTGCCTCCACCGGCCCGATGCGCACGTCAAATGATTGGACATAAATCCGGCTTTGGCTTGTCGTGACGGTGTTGGTGACCGAGTAGACAGCGCGATAAAGCCCGCCC